ATGCATGAAACACCAAAGGGAGAACCAAACATAGTAGTTAAATCATCTGCAAATGACATTAGCCATACTTAGCAGATACTAGGGCTGTGACACATAATGCACCTGCACCAGTTCCACCAGCAACTGTTGTAGAAACCTTAACAAAACGCTTCAAAGAAGAAACATTAAGATAGATTTTTTCAAATGCAGCAGTATTGGCTGAAGTGGTTGTAAATGAACCATCTGTTACATCTGTGTAAGTACCGCCAGATGTAGCACATTCTGTAATTTTTACAGCATAAGTGATACCTGATCCACCTGCCTCAGCAGAAAGAACAAAAGCAGCACTACCTTCATAACCTTGTAGGTCGATAGCAGAACCAACGCCAGTTGCAGCTACAACATCGTTAGCTAAAAGGTCTAAAGCAGTTGCCTTAGAACCTAAGTTTTGAATAGTCATTATTCAGAAAGAGGGGTAGTTTTTTTACGTTTAGTAGTTTTTTTAGGTTTTGGTTGAGGTTCTACTGTTTCCTCAATAACTTCTAAAGTTTCTATGGCCTTACCAGAACTAATTAAATCAGTTGCATGAACAGAATCTATTTCAAAAATTTCATCTACTTTTACAACTTGACCAGCCCATAGAATCTACCGTAGAACTTTAAGTTTCATATTATGCACCTAAGCTAAATGAAGCAGCGTGTCTAAATGCTACGTCTACATCTTGTAAGGCAGTAATACGGATAGTACCTGATGTTGAATGTGTATATGGATCGACCAAAAGATCAAGTGATGACCAGTAGCCAATAATACAATCAGACCAGTTACCAAACCATAAATCACCTGACTCGATTTGATTTGACATATAAGCGTTATAGCCGTTAACTGTGTTGTTGCCGTCCCAAAGGAATAAACCAGAACCAGAGTCTTTAGCCTTAACTTTCATAGCACCTCTAATAGTTGCACCTGTGATATAAGCAAGGTTGCCCATTAAAGCATTAGCAGCAGCAACATCACTTTCCATATTTACCACTTGAGCAAATGTTGGGTTGTTAGCTGTAATTGATTCTGTTCCAATACCGCTAGTGTTATGTAAACCTAATGGCTCATTTGAAGAACCAGTACCATAAAGTGCAGCCCTATCAATTTCTAATGCAATAACTTTTGCAATATCATTCCTAACCATCTGTTCAACTGAAATAGATGATTGAATTAATAGTTTTCTTGAAATGTCAGTAAAAGCACCACAAGTTCTAGGAACCATTGAAACCTGTTGAATTGCTTGCTGTGATTCTGTTGGTGCGCCACCTTCAGCTACCCAATATGCTGTAGCTGCACCTGACTGTCTAGGAATAGCAATATTTCCTTGTAGACCAGTTAAAGTTGTAGCACCTGCTTGATCTAATACTGAACTATTCCTTAGAAGATCAATAAAATTAGCACTATCTAAATCTGTTTGTACTAAGTTACCGCCTTGTGTTGCAGGTGAGGTTTTTAAATCTCTTTGTACTACTTGCTTACGCATTACATCATAAGGAACTGTAATACCTCTAGAAACTCTACCTGCTTTTTTAGCTGCTGCGTTAGATGCTTCAATTTCAAAGGCTGCTGCTTCTCTTGCTGCTCTATCACCAGGATTTGCTAGATAGTTTAAAGCTCTTATAAAACTAAAACTTCTTGCTTCAGTTTCGCTTAAACCAATTTCTGCATCTTGAGGCTTTGGTGTAATCTTTTCTGGATTCCATTGATCCATAACAGCCTGATTAAATTCCTGTACAGAACGACCATCTCTAATGTATTCATCAGCTAGATCATTCATTTCATATTTCTTACCAGTCTTTCTAATTTGGTCAAATCTTGCACGATCAGATTTAAGAGCCTTATTTACGGCATCCTCTGAACGCACTAAATCGATTTCTTTTTCGTTAGTGGTCATGTTTTTTAGGTTTAATTTAGTGGGCAATGCATCAGAAGATGCAGAAACGTGAGCTTCTTCCATAATATTATCCTTTTTATTGTTGTTTTGCATATCATTTGCCTCAATTTTATTATTTATTGAACGTGAGATACCAATGGAATTATCTGCTGGGATCGAAACCAGGCTAACCTCGAAGGCTTCCCAATCTCGTGCAACAATAGAATCTTCTACTTCTTCTGCTTTATTAATAACATAGCCAAAAGAAATATTACGTAAAATTTTGTTTTTTACATCTCTAAATTTACTATCTGCAAATTCTTCTTCACTAAACCGCACTTTTGCATAACCACGTTTCTTTTTTTCATCAATATATGCTCTTTCTACTACACCTAATACTTGATCGGGGTTGTGGTTCCATAAAAAGGGTGCGCCATCATTAAGCCTTTTTAAATTGGCCGCCTCTCTACTATGTTCTAAAACTTCATTGCCGAAATAACGTTCAACAGGTAGTTCTGAACTAAAAGGAAACTCAATAGTTCTATCTTCCTTTTCAACTTGTTTTATTTCTAAAGTAAAATCACGCTGTAATGATTTCTCTTCATAATCACGTTTACTCTTCATAGTTTTCTTTAGGTGTTGTTTCTATATTACTAGATTCTTGCGTATTAGCCTTAACTTCTGTATCAAATTCTAATCCTAATTCACTAGCCATATCAATTTCTTGTTTTCTAGTCATTAATAATTCCTCAAGGTCTCCGCCAAATTCTGAAATTACCTGAGATTGAGTTTTTAAACCTGCCCTTATTGCCATAACAGCACTTTGAACTTCTTTCATCGGATCTACCCATCCCCAACCTCTAAACAACCATTTAACCCTTTTATATTTATTGGGTTCATCTAAATATGTTGGTAATTGTAAAGTTCCAGATAATACAGCAGCCTCTAACCATTCTTCAAACACAATAGATAAGAAATTCTCTCTTAATTGGTATTGCAAAGCCTTAAATGCTTCCTGATCTTGTAGCAAACTTAAACGGCTACTAGAATAATTAGTTTGACTATAATCACGTGAAACTGAGGAATAGCTGCAACCAATTCCAGCCGCTAAAGCCCTTAACATTGCACGTAGAAACGGTTCAAATTGTCCATCAGGTGCATCAAATGTAGGAACATTTACAGTTTCACCAGGGGCAAGGTATCTAATAGCACCAGGACTCATATCAAAAACCCTGTCATCATCTACAACATCATCACCACTTAGTTCGCCTTCTGGACTTGTAATATATGCCATTAATGAACTACCAAGTCTAGCCCTTACAACTTCAGCCTCTTCATAACCTTCTATATGGTGCATCCTATTAAGGCTGCTAGACATCCAAGGAATACCCCTAGTCTGGCCTGGTCTTTCTATTCTATATAAATGTATTACATCTTTAGCATCTACTAAAACGTGCTTATCTTTAGTAGTTGGAGTTTGAACAAATAAACTATCACCAGGATGTCTACTAAAAAATGCATATTTAATAGGTCTTTGCCATTCATTGACTAATACACCCATCCTCCACTCTTGATTCTTATTAGTAGATTTGCCTGTATAATCAACATCGCACATATCAGCCTCTAATACTTCTAAAGCTAAAGGTACAGTAGACCTTCCAAACTTCTTACCTCTAATAATTCTTATAAAACATTCTCCATCCTGTACCATACTATGAACTGCCAAACGTGTTATATCGTCAAAACATAAACGCCCTGCTACATCACAACTATCTTTATAACCCCATTCTTTAAAAGTTCTTTCAACTGTACTATTCATTTTTGTATCTAACTTGCCACCTCTTTGCATCCTTATCTGAGATTGCAATTTAACACCAGTACCAACAATGTTATCAACTATTGTTCTAACGGCTTGTTTACAATAATCAACATCATTAACAAGTTGCCTAGATCCATTTCTTAACCTTTTTATGTCACCTTTTAAGGCACTATCAGCACTATTAGTAGTTCTTACCCAATTACTAGTTAGGTTATCTAATTTTGCACCTGCAAAACCTCTTTTCTTTACTGGTCGTGGGTTAGATTTCCAAAGTTCACGCCATGCTGTTTTAATACTCATTTGCTAAACCTCACTAACATTTTATGTGGATTGCCTTGGCCATTTCTTATTAATTCTGCTTTTTGTTCTCTCTTAAGTTCAAATTTTAACTGACTTTCTAATGTTGTTAATTCTGCCAACTCACATTTCTTTAAACTACGGCCACCAATAGAATATTCTTTAACAGCACCGCCACTTATTAAAGTTCTTATTGCAGACTGTACCGCCTCTAGGTCTTGCTGGATTTGTGATTTGCCCTGTATAGAGCTTACACTTCCTGTATATACAAGACTTTGTAAAACTTTTAATGATCCGCTACCTACGTCATATTTTAAAGCACCTTTTGTTGCTTCTGCTTGCCAGAAATAATCACCTGCTGATATTGGGGCTGTATTACTAGCAGTAACATCAAACTGCCATCCTGTCCCATAGGTACTACCAGCAACAGTAATGCCACTAGCACTATTTGTTCTAATGTAATATGTTAATGCCCATGAATCAGTACTTTGTATAGCATCACCATAAGGATCAATTAAACTATCTTCTCGCCAAGTCCATGTACTACCCGACCTTAAACTTTTAGGAATGTTCATAAATAACTACCAATTTGTGACATAAGAAGATTTTTGTGGCTTCTGTCTTGATCTTAGCGTGTTTTTGGTATTTAAATTAGTGTTATTTAACAACTTTTTAGCATAATTAGTGAAAAATAAGCCCTTTGGAACCGTTTTTAAGAGTAAATAGTACATTGCGAAGGCATATACGCAGCAATCGAGCTTTTCAACGTCTTGATTTGGTTTTTTTACGTAAGTGCTAACTGGATACCCTTTATTATTTGTTTTTTGTGTTCTATATTCGCCTGTCAACTCTTTAAAATATTCTTCTGTTGTTTCTGCGTGGAAATGGATTTTTTCTTTAGATTTGATTTTACTAAAGATTTTATCTTTAATATCCTCTGTATTTATTATATACACTATACCAGATTTTTTACGAACACGCCCACTATAGTTAATATCTACTTTGCTACCTTTTCCAATTATTGGCACTCCGCTTCTACTACTACCTTTAATAGCAATTACACCTTGTCCCCTACGTTTTGTACAGTAATCATAAACAGATTGTGTAGCTAAACCTCCAGAGTCCACCGCACAACCGCTAATTTTTAATTTAC